CTGACCTGGGGCCAGTTCAGGGCTGTCAAGAAACTCATCAAGGAACTCGAGTCCAATTAACACTCATGACACCGACACCAGCAGCAGAGATCGTCCGCAGGTGGGAGGCTCAGTGGGACGCCGAACGCGGTGTGCATTGCGACCTCTCGCTTTACATTGCCGCCAAGGCGGCTGAATGGGGCTACCGGCAATGCGACGCGGAATACGAACGCGCGGCGATGGATATCTATCCGCCGACGGATCAAGAAGACGACGAGGCTGGCGACTAGCACTGCATGTACGCCTGCCCTGAATGCAATGGTGCTGCACGCGTCATTGAAAGCCGCCTTGATCAGATCGGGCGCCGCCGTCGTCGCTGGCGCTGCGAGAGCTGCAAGCAGCGCTGGACCACCCACGGCGATGAACTGCCGCCTCGTGTACGGGTTCGTGGTCTCGGCGAAGACGCGATCTTCGACATTCTCACCAGCTCGGAATCCAGCGCTGTACTCAAGCGGCGCTGGAACTGCAGCCAGCAGACCATCAACCGCACTCGCACCGGTGAACTCAATGCCAACGTATTACCTGAGCTTCGTCGCTGGCCGGGGCGCCGCAGCTGCAAGGCCTGCCGTCATTGGCAGCGCGGCTGCACCCTCGGGATCAAAGCCCCCTCCGAGCGTGGTACGCGTTACGCCCGCGAGTGCCTGCGTTTTGAAGGTCAACCCGTGCCGGTCAAGGGCGATCCGCTGGCTTCTCAAGCTCTCGAATCCTGACCTCGTGATCCAGGAGATCGCTTTCCAGTTCACGAATGTCGCTGGTCAGATCACTTCTGAGCAGCTGCAGCTCCTTGAGGATGGACTTCATTCCCTCGCGCATCGAGCCATGCTCCACGGCAATCTTCCACAGCGCGCCCACTGCGGCCAGGCCGATCATGGCTGACACCTCAATCACGCTGCGCTGCCCCGGAAGACGGTGTAACTCTAAAGACAATCTACAGGGAATAACCCATGCGCACACCACCTGAAATGCGCCCGCCCAGAGCGCCGGCCGACTGGCATCAACGCTTTCTGGTCCTGGCCCAGACGGTCGCCGGCTGGTCCAAGGATCCCAGCACTAAGGTCGGTGCGATTGCCGTGCGGGAACGCCGCGTCCTGGCCACGGGCTACAACGGTCTTCCTATCCATGTCGGTGATGACCTTGAGCGGCTGAACAACCGCGAGATCCGCCTGGCGATGTCGGTTCATGCGGAAGCGAATGTCATCGCGTACGCCGCAAGGCATGGGGTCTGTCTCAACGGATCGACGATCTACGTCTTCCCGTTAATGACCTGCAATCAATGCGCCGCCCAGCTCATCCAGGCGGGTGTCAGCCGGGTGGTGGTGCCGAACTTCGTGGAGCCCCTGCGCTGGCAGGAGTCCTTTGATACAGCGCGCCTGATGTTCGTTGAGGCCGGTGTCGCGGTGGCCCGGATTCCGATGAGCGGCCCGATCGAGCCTGCATTGACTGGAAACGAAGACGAACTGTTGACCGAAGATGATCTCCAGTTACCCTGAGCGCGCTTTGTGTAAGACATGGCACACACTCCGCGCAAGAAGCCGCTCGCGGTCGGCATGCGTGTGCGGCACGCCCTGGACAACCGCGCCGCCATCGTCATCGGTGCGCCGGAGGTAGATGGCCGTCACACGCTGATTCCAGTCAACCTCGAATCCAGTACTCGCAGTGAGCTCTGGCCTGATCAGCTCGTCAAGGTTCGCCCTAAGCGCGAGCAGTTCCCCGCCCATGGTGGCACCTATCGCCAACGCCCCGGCTATCTGCTCAAAACCAAATGACCACTTCACAACGCGAGTCCCTCAAGATTGGTGATCGCGTGCGCGAACGCCTCCACCAGGGGGATCGCTGCATCAGCAGCACCGCCACGGCACAGCTCGTTCCGGGCCCCCGTTACGGGCGCATCGTTTCCCTGGAATCCAAGCCGGATCGTCGCGGTAGGCTGCGGCAGTACGCCAACGTGCAATGGGATCATCTCAAGTCACCTTCCCTGCACGCGTCGTTTCGGATCGAAGTGATCGCCTCAGCGGTACATTCCCAGTAGTAGCGACAGTGCCATGAGCAAATGGGCGATCCCTCCGAATCTGCACCAGGAAACTGAGTCAGGGCCGTTGTGCTTCTTCCTGGAGCACAGCATCGGTTCTCTCGATGGCACGGTGCCTCGCTACACCGATAGCCAGGCCTGCGTCCGCTGCATCTCCTCCCTCACGGAAGGTCGCGTCACGCTGGATGTGCACCGGATTCACAAGCGGCACCGACGCAAGTTCCTCGAGTTCTGGTCCCTGGTCGAGATCCGCGACCCCAGCGACTGCTGGCCCTGGCGCGGCGCACCGATCGATCGCGGCAACCTGTCGTCCTTCTACATCAAGCGCTACTGGGGGCGTGCCTACTCCTACAACGCCCAACGCGTTGCCTTTTGGTTCACCTGGGGCGACGTCGGTCGGCTTCCGATCGTCACTTCCTGCGGCAACAACCGCTGCTGCAACCCGCTGCACTTAAAGGTGCGCGGTGTTCCGCATTTCCATCACAACCGCAAACTCCAGGCCATCGACCTGGAATTCAGCCGCGTCAAGCTGCTGCAGGAGACCCAGCTGTTCCTCGAGACCACGGCCGAGCGAGATCCAGAGCGCTTTGAAACCTTGCGCAAGCGGAGCGGTGACTGGATTGAATATCGCATGAGCCAGGGCGGCGATGTCGACATCGACGATTACGAGGAGGAAGAGGACGATATTGAGGACGTACTCAGCGAAATCGGGTAGCTACGGACTTCCTGCCAGTGCCGCCTATCATGAAGTGAATGTAAATAGATCGGTCAGTGGCTTCCTACGCCTCGCTCGTCGGCTCCGACAACGCCATCAAGGTGCCGAAGGGCTACCGCAACACCGACCATTACCTCAGGACCGTCTACGACTGGGAGAAAAAGCAGGGCGACGATCGTACCACTAATTTCGACGGCTCGGCGCGAAAGGCCACGGGTGACGTCGAACCGGTGATTTCCCAGAAGCTCCTGGAGCAGGGATACACCTGGCAGCCGACCGGCACTGCCTACGGTGAACTCGATGGCAATCGCTTCGGTGGCGGGGGAGGGGGCGAAAAGAATTACCCGATGAAGCGACCGCAGGTCCGGGAGTGGACGCTCACCAAGCTCTCTGGTGGCAACTCCCAGGCCTCGTCGTCAGCGCAGGCACCTGCTGCCAAGCAGGACGCCCCACAGACCTCAGCGCGCTTTGAGCCCAGCCCGGAGCTGACGAACACTGCGACGGCGATCGAGGCCCTGGAGCGCGCCGAGGAATACCAGAAGCAGGCAGTTGCCGCCACGCCTTCCCGGTTCGGGGAGTCAGGCGGCGGGCTTTACTCAGAGATCTCCGGCATCGGTAGGCAGGAGCTCGATGACTACAAGCGTTTTGTCAAGCCCCTCGCCGAGCAGCGCGCCATGCTCGGGATCCAGGAGGTCGGCGAATCGCTCGGCTTCAATGCCAGCCGACTCAGGAGCGACATCAAGCTGCCGGAGACCATGGGCATTGATGACACCCTCGAGTACGTCAAGCGCTTCCAGGGCCTGATCGGTTAAGTTCTGCGACAGCGTACGCCAGGTCTTGCACGGCGAATGGCAGGGCACTACCCTGCCGCAAGTTTCGCTGCCTATCGCCGAACCCCATGCCCATTCAGGTCAAACGTGTAGCGGCCTACGAGTTTCCACAGCAGGCGGCGTATATCGCCCTGCACAATGACTACTCGGAGGACTTTGTCTGCTCTACTGAACTTGCAGAAGATCGATGCGGCGAGATTGCGGTCGAGCGGCTAATGCTCGGCAACAAGGGCCACTATGGCCCATTGGAGCATAGTCATCTAACGCTATCTCTCCAGGCCGATCACAATACAATCATGCAGCTTAGGACTCATCGAGTCGGGCTAACTTTTGACGTCCAATCGATGCGCTACTCTGGTCAGCGTATTGAGAAAGTTGCTAGCGGCGATCTACCCGTCGATGACGTCTTCTACGTCCGCCCACCTGGCAAATACCGAGATCGTCAAGGCGACCCTTACGAGTGGACGGAAGACGACGCGGAAGAGTTTCGTGCCGTCGCGCTAAGTTCAGCCATTGACTATGCAGCGCTGCGGGCGCGGGGTGTCGCTGAAGAACACGCTCGCCACGCGTTGATCACTAGCTACTACCAGAACGCCGTGGTCACCGGCAACATCCGCAGCTGGTTCCATCTGCTCGAGGTGCGCCTAAAGGCTGACGCGCAGCACGAAATCCGCCAACTGATGGAGCTGGTTGCGCTTGAAATGCAGCGCTGGATTCCCGAAGTCTACGAGTGGTGGCACTCCCACCGCCGCGGCAAAGCTATTCTCGCACCCTGATTATGAGCCGTCCCTCACGCATCGAGCTTCTTGAGAAGTTCTTCCCTGAAATCAAGGACAAAGCCACGGCCGGCGAACGCGAGGCCTCGATTCGCCTCAACTCGATGGCCTGTGAGCTGATCCTCGCTGATCTGATCACCAAGTACGACAACGCCCTGGCCAAGCAGGGGAAGGGCATTCTGATTCTGTACCTCAACAGGGGCAAGCAGGGCGCAGCATACGTGTCTGCCGCAGACTTTGAGCAGGATCTGGAAACCGCGAAGACAACCGGTGATTCGGAGATGGAGGATTTCCTCGCGTCCGCATTGCAGCAGATCGAAGCGATCAGCCCCGACAAAGCTGCGCTCGTCATGTTGGTCGACAACACAGGCGCTCAGGTGTTTCCTATCGACCGCGACTATCCCGCCAATCCGGTCAAGGCCATGCTCGAGGAGTTCAGCGCATGAATGACTTATTCGCTGAAATGTTCTGGCTTGTCATTGCCACTGCTCTCCTGGCCGTGGCTGCTGCGCTGTCGATTCATTCCCAGGCGCTGATGGCCATGTATCTGATCTTCATGGCACTTGTCATCCTGTGCCTGGCCCATCGCGATGACGGGCATGACTGAGGAGAAGCATGGAAAGGATTTCGACCTCACGGCACCCAAGGACGTCATCACCCAGGCCCGCGCGGTCATGGGTGGAATCGACTTCGATCCTTATACAACCCCCTACAACAATCGCCTGGTTCTGGCTGCTCGAATCATTGATCTCAGATTGACGGACCCGGAGCTCATCGCCACCATGCCCTGGGATGCGGGCGAGAAGGCCCGTGTCTTCCTCAGCGTGCCCGGCGGCGGAACACTCTGCAGGCGTCTAGCAAACAAAGCGCTGCGGGAGTACCGCGCCGGTCGGGTCAAGGAAGCGGTCATCTGGCTCGGCGTCAACGAGTCAATGACACGTATGCCATGGATCTGGGACTTCCCGGTCTGTGTCCCATTCCGCCGGCTGAGACCCCGATACTGGGATGAGGAAGCCGAGCAGTTTCGCGCCATCGCACCGGCCAACTGGTCCTTTGCGCTGTATCTGCCGCCCAGCGACAACCCCCATGACTTCCACACCAAGCTCAGTCGCTTCCACGTCGCGTTCTCGGCGCTCGGCCGGGTCGTCTTCGACACGCACAGCGGCGAGGGCGACTGGCTCAAGGCCTACAAGGCCCTCACCAAGCGCCCCTACGACTACCACAGCTGAGTGGCGCTGCCGGGTGCCCTACGCCGAATCCCCGCGCGAGGAGTTCCAAGGGCCGACCGGGGAGTGGTTTACCAGGCTGCGTGCCATCGTCCATGACGGTTGGCTGTATTGGAAGCATGCCCTGCCCGACTACCCGCTACGGGGGCCGATCGATGAACAAGCGGCACGGGGAATCACAACCCTGGCGCGCCGGCTGCATAGTGCGCACATGAGCTTTCCGGAGTACCGGCAGCTGTTGCGCACACCTTTCCATGTCGGCCGTTGGTGGGACCCGAGAGATGCGACCGAGGACTGGAGCTGCGGCACCCGGGTCCTGCTGCGGCTAGACGGCTACAGCTCACACCGACTTGCGACCAAGCTGCCCAAACGCCTCGAGCTGCAGACGCGGCAGTGCTCCGAGAACTGGCTCGAGATTTCCCTGCCGCCGGACGCCGAACTGCCGGTGCACTCGCTCGACTACGACAATCCCGTGGTCGCGGAGGGCGGTTGACGGAAGCCGCGACCTTCCGCCAGAGCGGCGCGGGCGCCCAGGTCCCCCGACCCGTACTGGCGGAAGATCTCGCGCGCCTGCTTGGTCTCGGCGTTGCGATTCAGCAGCGCGTTCAGGCCGTCTTCTCCGGCCGACTGGGAGCCGCCCGTGCTGCCGCCATAGCTCTGGCCGTCACGCCAGGACTTGCGGGCCTGGCCGAGGTAATTGCGAACCAATGCGTCCGCCTGCTGCCGGCGGCTGTCAGAGGCGCGTTCACCGCCGTAGGAGCGGGACTGGGCGAATCGTCGGTCCATGCGGGCCGTCAGCGCCCGGAGACTGAGTTGCTTCGATTCTGCGGTGCGGGCACATTGACAATCCGCCCTTCATCGCCTGGGCGGGCCTCTCGCCGCTGAGCGGAGCGATTCTGGCGTTCTTGGATCTTGCCGCGCATGCGCTCCACGAAGCGACCAACGGCCCCTCCGGAGCGTGCGGCCCCAGAAGCCTTGATGCCATTGACATGTCGAGAGACGATCTCTCGGGCCCCCTCTCGCTGGCCATCGCCTCGGCCTCCGACAGCCTCGGCTCTGGTGTTCACACGTCCATTCATGGAGTCGTCCTTGAATATGAGTGCCAGTCGCCGCGCAGTGCTTGACGTGGCACACAGTGCTAACTATTCTAAGCCGGCTTGTCCTGCGTCCATGGCGAAAACACGCTTTGATCTGATCCCGTTTGAAGCGATCGGCGAGATCGCTGATGTTCTCGAATACGGCGCCAACAAGTACGAAGCCCATAACTGGGCGCGCGGTGCCGACTGGTCGCGCTATTTCTCAGCCCTGTGCCGACACGTCTTTGCCTGGTGGGCCGGCGAGGACAACGACCCGGAGACCGGTTTCTCGCATCTGGCCCATGCAGGGTGCAACCTGCTCTTCTTGATGACGTTTCAGCGCCGCAGCTGGGGAACGGACGATCGCTTCCATGGCCCCAAAGAAGGCGAGGTCTTCGTGAAGGACGACGGGCGAAGTGCGGCGCGCCGGGAGATCGACGAGTTCGTTCGCTTCGTGGGCTCTGATGAGTGCAGCGGTGGCCGCAACGAATGGATCGCGTGCAACCGTGAACTGTCCCAATCCTGATTGCACGGGCCCGCGCCTGGATGTGATCGAGAGCCGCTACAGCGGCGACCGGCAGCACCGCCGTCGCCGCTATGAGTGCCCAGCCTGCGGGGCCCGCTACACGACCATGGAGACGATCGTGCGGCGCGACCTCAGCCCAGCCCGAACTGCTTGTTGATCTGCTCCATGCGGCCATTGAGTGCCGCCAGCTGAGTGTTGATCATCTCGTTCATGTCCGCCCGCTGCGCGCCGGGATTGGCGCCGAACGCGCTGGCGGCCCGCGCCTGCTGCACCACGGCGGCCTGGCGCTGGGCTTCGATCTGGGCGACCTGGGCAAAAGCGTTCTGCACCTCGGGGCGGGTGATCAGTTCCGGGATCACACGCTCGACCTCTGCAATCCGGCTCGAGAGACGCTGCTTTCCGGCGACGACCATCAGGCCCTGGCCGGACAGCACGCCAATCAAGGCGGCAACGGCACCAGCCGCGAAGGCTTCCATCATGTGACGTGGCGCACGCGGTGCGCGATAGGAGACACGCCGGCAATGTACCAGGCGAGCTTCGTTCTGCCACGCAGAGCTATCGCGCTCTCACTGAGTAGAGATATTTACCTAGCACCCCGCGATCAAAGAACGCGCCCGTCTGCTTACCGGTCTCTGGATCGATCGCTGCAATGTCGTGATGGGGAGCGTAGGCATTCGGACCGCCCGGGCCCCAGCCGCCCTGGAGGTAGATACCGCGCTCGCGGTCTTTCTTGCCGTGGATAATGCGGAAGCTGCCGTCTGGGGTATGGAGCTCGGCAATGTCTCCGTAGTCAGAGGGCCTGATCTGCCCCCATCGCGCGCCACTGTCGGGCTTCAACATCAGCCCGGTGCCATCTTCATCGGCGAAGTCCCAGGCCAGGTGCTTACGCCCGGGTCGTGCTGCTCCAAAGCGACCGCCCTCCACGGTGGTCAACGCTGTGATCGGCTTGGCGCCCTGAGGCAGGGGCATCGCGGATCCACCGCTCGCCATGGGTTGAGCAGCTGTGGGATTGCTGCCGCCGCCAAGCATGGCCTGCAGGGCCTCTACTGCGCTGTCGTTCTGTCCACCGCGCTGCATGACCTGGCGCTCTTCTGGCAGCATCAGGTCCACAGCACTGATGGGCTTCATGCCCGGGAAGGCTGCGGCCGTCAGGGCTGCAATGGAGCTCTGTAGTCCCTGGAAGCGTGCGCGCGTTTCATCCGCACCGGCCATCCGTAAACTGACGTTCGCCAGGGTCTTGAGCGGGTCCGAGGCGTCGATCACCGAGCCCCTGGGCATCGTCATCCCAGCACCAGCATCCATGCCCTGCATGGGGGATGGCCTGAGGATGCTGTTTGTGAACTCGTCCATCCAGGAGTCATCGCCGCTGCTGGGACGTCGTTGCATCGAGGAGGCCGGCATGGAGGAGCCTCCCGCCTTGTCGAACTTCGCGGAGAAGCGTTGATACAGATCGCCGCCTGGCTGCATGCGCTTGGCAGCCGAGTCGGAATTCGTTCCAAAGCTATCGGTACCGCTCTGATTGGGGTTGCCAACAAGAACAGTCCGATAGAGCTCCGTCGGTCCGTGCTCGCCGGGCTTAAAGCCACGCTGCTGGAAATACTTCAGCACATAGGGCATCTGCTCCGAGATTGTCATCTCCCGGTCTGGCAGGCCAACCTCCTTACGGGCGCCAGGGCCGAACTGGATCAAGCCTCGATACTGTCCGCCCTGGCCTCCCCAGATATTCGGATTGACGCCTGACTCCAGTTCCATTAACCCACCCAGAACGCGTGGATCGACCTGCAACTGCTGGGCAACAGCGGCAATCGCCTGCGCATCCTGGGCGGAAAGAGCCATCTAAAAACCTGACTCCGGGTCAGGAGTAAGGACGATCTCGTCCATGTCTAGCTCCATTGTGGCATCTTGATATTGCTCTTTGAGGTAGCGCTTTGCCTCCTCCTGGGTGGGGACAAAGCCCAGGACCTTCTCGAATTCCTCTTCCGTCTCAGGCTGCTGCCAGGGATACCTCTCTTCGAGTTTGACCATCATTCCATGGGAGCGGAAGATCCCCTCGAAGTAGGCCCTCTCCCGAAACCTGGCCTCCAAGGCTGTGCACAGTGCGTCGATGAGGTCCTCGCGGCTCATCGACTGGGCCTCCAGGGCTGTGCGTCTCAGCAGGTACTGCTGCTCCTGCTTCAGCTCCTCGTCCATCCCGATCATCGCCCTGGATCCATTCTCGCGATGGCCGCAACCACGCCTCAATTCTGGCGGCTCGACCGGCACAGTAGAAGTCCTGCTGAGAGTACCAGGAGCGCCAATCCCTGGCTGACCCTTTGCGCTCGTTGCAGCAGCGGCACGCCGGCACCAGGTTCGACCGTAGGGAAGACCCCCCGAAGGTCCTCGGTCGCACGTGATCCAACGTCAAAGGGATCGGTGTCCCTGCCGCGTCATGACTTTTGCCGCAGTAGGCGCAACCTCCCCATTCGTTCTTGATGGAGTCCCGGAATCGGCGGCGGGCCGCTCTGGGCGAGAGGTCGACAAGGTTGAACACATAGTTCTCCCAGTGCTCGGCCAGCATCCAGCTGCTTCTGCTGCAGGAAGCCTAGGAGCGCTTCTTGACATGCATCTCACGCGCCTCGCTAGGTGCTCTAGCATCGTGGCTTGCGCGCTGCGCGCCAGGGCATACACTGGCGACGTTCCGAGCTCACCGCCCGATGGCGACGCGCTACCTGTTGACGGTCGCAGAGGCAGCAGATGCCCTGGGTGTCAGCGAGCGTCACGTCAAGAACCTGATCCAGGAGGCGACCGCCTGCAGGCGTTCCCGCTGGAAGTTCGGCCGCGAGCTGATCGACCTGGCGCCCCTTGGCTCAAGCCGCCGCATGGTGCGGATCAATCTGGCGGCGGTGGTGCCGAACCTTTCAGCAGCGCCCGCTCCGCCGCCTCCGCAATGAGGTGCGGCTGGACGTGCGCCCGGTAGGTCCGGGAATGCTGAAGCGGCGAATGTCCCATGAGCCGGCTGGCCGTGTAGATGTCCAGGCTGCTGCCGCCCTCGCGCCACAGCCGACCCGCGTACGCATGCCGTAGGGCGTAAGGCCGATAGGGCAATGAGAGCTTCCGCAGCTCCTTGGAGACCCACTTTGCGGTCTGGTCGTTGCGGGCGGGCTCGCTGGTCAACATCGGCCGCAACCGCCGATTCCTCAGATCGAAAAGCGCAACCCACTCTCTGGGGACCGGGATGACCGTGCGAAATCCCGTCTTTGTGCGTTCCTGCACCTGCAGGTAGTCGCGCTCGAGGAACTCTGTGCTCTCAATCTCGTGCGGCCTGAGGCCATAGGTGGCCATCATTCCGAAATACCAGCGGGCGGGTTCTTGGGCGCTGTTCACCCAGGCGATGATCTCCTCGTCCGTGGGGACCGCGACCAGTTCCGCCTGCCCGTACGTCGGTACCGGCACCTCCGGGAAGGGGACGTCGACCAGGCGGCTGAGATGCTTGAGCAGGTAGTAGAGCTCCTTATAGCTGCAGGAGCTCCGCTCATAGCGCTGCAGAGCCGCCGCCATTGAATCGGAGCTGCAGCGGCTGGCGGGCGGAATCTGCCGCAGCCGCCCCAGGTAGTTGATCTCCCAGGTCGACTCGGAGGTGCGGCCCAGGACGACCCGGGCCCGGTACAGCTTGGCGATGGCCTCACGCCAGCTGATGCCCTCCTCCTCATCACGCCAGTAGGACCACTGGAAGGTCCCGGTGTCCAGCTGCCGCTGGAGGGTCTTGAGCTGCTTGGCCGCCGTGCGTCGATTGACCGGCGTGTCGTCCAGCCGCAGGGGGATCCGGGTCTGCATGAGACCCGGGCTGCCGTCGCGGCGCGGGACCTTGGCCAGCAGGTACAGCTTGCCCCGATGGATGTTGACGGAGGCCATGGGCGAATACGACTTTTACGGAAGGCCGAGTTGCACCTGATGTACAGGTGGTACATACCTAGCCCACTTCCGTGCCCTTGTCCGCCCCTCCTTGCCCTTGATCCTGGATCGAGGCGTCCGTCAGATCGCCTGCAGCGCAGGCATCCTGGGCTTTACGCCTGTCCAGGACTGCAAGGTAAAGATTCTCGTCAATTTCCCGGATGTCGTATTGCCGCCCCAGTCGCACCAAGGCTTCTCAGGAATCGTACATCGCCTGTTCATTGCGCTCACTGCGAGCCACTTCCAGGCCGCTCTCCAGGATGGGCCTCAGCACTCCGGGCGAGGGGTAGTGCCGCAACAGGGCGCGGGCCTCTCCCCGGATTTCGCGGGACACCCTGGGCATGGCAGACGGGGTGCACAGCCGGGCCAGGAACTCCCGGGTGGCGATCACGGCACTGATCTGCTGCACCTTGGTGCTGACAGCGAAGCGGACGAGCTCTTGAGGCATCAGGCCGCTCCCTGCGCATGAATGACCACGCCACGGCCGCCCTCTTCGTGCCAGCTGCGGGTCAGGGCCTCCAGGACCACGGACCCGAACTCGTAGCGGTACTTGTCCGCCAGGCCGGTGTAGAGGCTGTGAGAGGGGTGCGCAGGGTCCTGACGGCCGTCCAGGTGATAGAGCCACTCCAGCAGGGCGGCGCGGTTCAGGCCGTAGCGAGAAAGCTCCGGCAAGGGGAGGTCAGTGCTGCTGTCCACGATTGAGACGCATGGGTCGCAAAGGTAGCAACTGCGAGGCCCGGAGAGTTAGCGCCGCTGAAGCGGCGCGCCTAGGAAGCAGTCACCCATGCTTCATTGACGTCCGGCGTATTGGGATCGTCGCCGACATACCGCCCTAACTCGCTGCGCGCTCGAGTTAGGGCGGTCACTTTCCCAGGGCCTCTTGGACCTCCTCCAGAGTCGGGAAGGGATGATCCGCTTTGACCTGTAGACAGGCCAGTCGGTAAGCCTCAACCTGCTCGGCGTCACCCTTGGCTACTGCGTCGAGGTAATCGGTTGCTGGCGGGTATTCCGCAGCCCGTTGCAGCCGGATGCCATGCTTCCGTGCTTCGAGGACATCAGTGGCGTAATCGCCCTCGGGGAGATCAGCGCCGGCCAGAGCGGCTTCAAGGTCGTGCTGGAACAGCGTGAGGCTGAACACCTCGTAGCCGGTGTAACTGGCGTCGCCAGAGGCGTCTTCCTCTACCGTCACCCCAAGAGGAACGATCCAGCCACCATCGACTGGGCGGGGCTTAGGGGGTGTAGAGCCAAAAGAGGCAGCTGTCATTGCGCCTGACATAACGTTACCTGCATTCTACGGTGAGCAACCTGCGGCGTAATGCCTTCAGGTAATTCCGATAGCGACCTTTAGCCCTAAGTACAATCTTTCGGTTGAAACCACGGTTATCGCAGTATTTGAGCCAGCCCTTGTAAGTGCCTATGCAGTTGCGTAATCGCAATGCTTCGTTCACAGTCATGCGCCTGCATCGCAGGCGACGCTGAAAGTTCTGCAACGTACCTCGGCGCAACTTGGTTCTTTGAGGCCAGAAGCGGTAGCCCAAGAAGTCGAGACCACGGGCTTCCAGCGGAAACACTTGCCAGTTGCCTTTCAGCTGCAGTCTGTAGTCAGCCAGCTGGTCCTTGATTTCGCGGCGCAGATCATGCAGCACAGCTTTTGACTCGTGCAGGATCACGAAATCATCGCAGTAGCGGAAGTAATGCTTCACGCCTTTGTCTTCTTTGATCCAGTGATCAAATGGACTGAGCACGATGTTCCCGAAATACTGGCTCAGGTAATTACCGATCGGCACGCCTGGGCCGGAGTCAATTATGATGTCGAGAAGACCTAAAAGCTTGTGGTCCTTGATCCGTGCTCGGAGAATATCCTTAAGGATGTCGTGATCAACGGATGGGTAGAACTTGCGAATATCGCATTTCAAGGCGTAAAAGCCGCTGCAGTGGGGCATGATGCGTTGGATGCGACGTACACCGTCGTGGATGCCGCGCCCTGGAATCGAAGCGTAGGTGTCGCGAATCATGCCCTTGACCCAGATCGGGCCGCAGACCTGCACCACGGCGTGATGCACAATCCGATCTGGATAGAAAGGCAACGAGTAGATGATGCGCTCCTTGCCGCGCTCAACCAACGTAAAGATGTTGTAGCGCCCATTAACGAAGCGCTCCTCAATCAGAATCCGCTGCAGCTGATCAAGGTGACGCTCAGGGTTGGCAAGGACGCGCTGCACCGACCTGATGTGCTGTTTACCCTGGCTGGCCCCCTGCAGCGCCACCCGCAGGTTCTCCATTGCATGAACCTGCTCATAGAGATAGCCGTAGCGCTTCATTGAGTTTTAAGCCCTCAGCATTGCGGGGTGTTCGAGCAAGCTACTAACCCTTTGCGCAGCGCAACTATTTTACCAAGAGGTGCGGCCTGCTCCGTATGACAGTTGATAGTTGCCAAGAGTCTGAGGGCATTGGCAGTCCGGGCTCCGATGTTCGAATTCGCATTCGAGGAGGCATTATTCGCATTGAGCGTGAATGCCCCCACTTGCGCGCCATTGTTCGAGTTGCCTCCAACATTGGCTACACGCCAGCCGGTGAGGCGGAGTCAGGCCACTACCATCATAGCGCCAATGCTATACTGGCAAGTGAGGTTGGCTTGGTTAATTTTCGGCCCAGGCAGCCCGGGCCCCGAAGCTCGAACTCGCATCCGAGGAGGCAACAACCGCAGCGAGCGCGAACGCCCCCACCTGCGCGCCATCGTTCGAGCGGCCCCCAACAAAGGCCACACGCCAGCCGGTGCTCGTCCACGTTGCATCACCAAGATAAGAGGTGCTGGATGCGCCGCTCACCACAGAGGGCAGGAACACATCAGGGAACGGATGCAGCTCTTTCTGATAGGAAGAGCTGGCGCTTAGAAGTTGGGCGTACATCCGGTAGCCCACGCTGGTGTTATCGGCAAAAACGGACTGGTCGTTGGTGAGATACACAACCCGTTCGTACAGATTGAAGCCATCTACCCACTGCCAAGTCCTTCCGTATAGGTTCTCGATTCCCCGATACGACATGAAGTCAGTATTGGCACCGCCTGCGGTATAGGCATTGCCATTGCGATTACCACGGGCGTTGCTCAACCCGTTGGCCACCACATAGACGGCGCCCTCCTGGGCGCCATTACCGATAACCTTCTGGCTGTTGTGGTCGCGGTACTCGCAGACCAGCAGTGTCTGGATGGCGGCGTACTCGAGGTAGCTCTGGACATGCCAGCCGGTGCCACGCGCAGCAGCCCGCGACCGCGACGTGGCCCGCGTGATGCTCACCACGTTGTTCGCACCACTGACGCTGCCAAGGATGCCCCCGGAAGCGTTATGCGCCTGGTAGGCACCGATGTAGAAGGCGCTCTTGTAGCTGCCGTCAGCCTTGATGAAGGCCGGATGCGGCTGGAATCCTTGGGCAATCAGCGAGTCCGAGCAGCCCAGCCGCACCTCACGCGTGTGAACGCCGCTGACAAAGCCATAGCGCACCGAGAACGCTGGCACCTCCACCATCACCTGGCCATCAGTGCCAGTGAGATCAGAGGTGACGCTGCCGGCAGCAGGCTCAGCGGTCGTGCTCGTGGCAATGCACTCCCACAGCGAACCGTTATGGGTCACACGCTGGCCACGGGTGAAGGTGCCAGCAGCCCAGGCTGGGCTGCTGGCACGGAGCAGGCTGTTGGTGGTCTCCTGGGTCGTGCCGGTGTAGGCCGTGTTCAGAGACTGGGTCTCAACGATCCGCAGCCAGTCACCAGCCTTCTTGGTGCTGTCGTTAGCGTCGAGGTAATACTGAACGACGCCGGAATCGTTGATCACGCAGCGCCGTAGGCGAGATTGCACGTCGAGGTCAATCGTGCCAGATAGACCGCCAGCGCGAATCGACGTGCCCGGCAGATACAGCCCATAGTCGTCATTGCTGTGGTTCCACCCGAAAACGGGACCCGGCGCAATGGATTGCCAGCTGGGCGCTGCCGCGCTACCACTGCTCACGAGCACTTGACCAGCGCTCCCGAACGAGGAAGGCGCCGGAATCGAAGGACGGAAGTAAAAACTCATCTTCAGGCCCGATCAGATGTACTGCGTAACTTGAGCAGTGCCGTTGGCAGCGCTCCATATGCCGTAAATGGCATTTGCCACGATCAGCTGCTGATCAAGTAGCAAGAATGATCCGGGAGCCATGGCGATAAACTCGTTAACCGTGGTCGCTGGCGTGCTGAACGATAGGTACAGCGTCGCTGTACTGTCATTGAAGATGCTGAGACCTTTTCGGTCGGCGTTAGCGGCCAGGACGGTCACACTGGTGGCACTACTCGCCACGCTGGTCGTCGTTGGGATGCGAGCCGGTACCACAGTGGGCACAGCCGATGCGCGCAACTCCGCGTTGGTCAACGGACCGTCAACCGTGATGCTGCCACCGGCATCGCTCACTGGGATCGGATTGCCGCTGTCGTTGGCAATCTCAACGCCAGCTGCATCCAGGCTCAGCGTTGCGCCCTGGATGTCAACTGGTAGCGGCCTACTGGTCGACGCGACGACGGCGATTTCTTCGTAGGTGCGCCCATTGATAGTGATCGCTGGCATCGACGCGGGTCTATGTATTGCACCGATTCTAATGAGTCTCAACGCGCCTGCATTGCGATTGCGCGCTGCTCGAGCCCCCTCAGATCACCGAGGCAGGCTGTAGACGTATTGCAGATTCCCCGCGGCAAGGGCCTGCCCCAGTTCAACCCAGTCCTCGGCGCTCAGCGTGGCAGCAGCCGCCACCGACTCCAGACAGGCTTGCAGGAAGGCGCGGTTTGCGTGCCCCTGCTTTGCATCGGAGATTGCTGCCATCAGCTCGGTGCAGGCGGTGTTAAGCGCCAGGTTCTGGCATGCCTGACTGCGAATTGACTGGTATGCGTCGCTGGTGATCAACGCATCCCAGAACGCTCTGTAATTGCAGCGTTGGAGAAGCTCCGACTCTGTGGCGGCGCGTACCCGCCAGCGTTGCCTCCAGGTGCCATCTTGCTCTTGCGGGGGCAGCTCTTCAAGGGCTTCGTCGTCGTCAGGCAAGGGCGGCTCAGCAGGCGCAACCGACGCGAACCCATGTGGCCGCAGGTCAGCATCACTCGGCTGCTGTGGGAAGGAAACGCTTGGATACGCCTGGCGGATTCCCTGAAGATCCAGGGGATACTCCAGTGTGACAGTGTTAATAAACATCAGAGATGTCCTCCTAAGGGGTGGGTGAGAATAGTCCTCCGCCGCCCTCAAACACGGCTCCTGAGTAGAGAATAGTGGCCACGGGTAGCAAGAATCCCCCTTGCCCCATAATCATCAGTCGAAGGTTGCCAGAGGGGACGTCAATAGGCCCTCGAATTAACGTGCTGTTGATCCGCTTGAAATAGATCTTGTTCACTCCAGACTCAGTCCTCAGCGCAATTCGGTAATCTCCGGCTACCAACGCTGAGGTAGACGATGTCTCACCACCTGGGTACCACATCGCGCCACTCCAGTACCAGCCAGTGAACGGCCGAGGGGCCGTGCCGGAATTGATTGCGGCAGTAGTATTGCATACGCCTAGCCATGCGACCCTCGTCGGACTATTCGAATAACCCGTCTCCAGTTGCACATCCAAGAAAAACCCAGTACTTGTAATCGCCGGCAACAAGTCCCCATACGTTTGCTCGCCGTCGCTATTGCCTGCAACCGTATAAGTGGTCGACCCCGGGGTCACTGTCACTGAGGAATCATTGCTGCCCTGCCACAGCACTGTTCCCAGTCGCTTGCGTAGTCCAGTGGAGCCCGCCATTAGTATCAAGGTGCGAGGATCCATGCTAGGTCGTGTAATCGGTAAGAGCACTGCCACGCCAACGGGATCCGCCGTCGTCGGTGACAAAGAAGAAAAGATGTGTTTTGCCGGTTGTCAACGTGGGCGCAAGGTCATATGGCCACTTTACAGCGGCGGGCCATGTGATCGTCCCGCTATTATGCGCCACTTCCAGCGTAAAGGCCACTGCTCGACTGGCTGCCACGTTTGAAAACGTAAACGTACTGTTCCCGCTAATCGACTTAGTGAAGTAGTTGCCAGCGCTACAGTCAACGTCCAACGCCGCCACGGCGACGACGTTACCGGCATAGGTGCCATTGACATCTAAATCGGTGTTAGACGCCGCACTTGCCTGGCCCACCGCCACGCTGGAAGTTGTTGCAAAGCTGCCACTGGTACTGATGTTGCCACTGGTGATCGCTGTGCCCGACACCTTGCCGGCTGTGGTAATCGTTGCCAGCTTACTGTCAACGATCGCTGCACCTGCAGCAATGTCTGCATTGACAATGCTGTTTGCCAATGACAGCTTTGAATAAGCAATGCCTGCCCCTGTCGCAATGTCTGCATTGACGATGCTGCCGGTCAGCGATAGCTTTGAATAGCTAATCCCCGCATTGACTGCAACATCGGTATTGACAATCGTGCCGTCAAGAATCATCGCAGACGTGACGGTCCCTGTGTCACCTGTCGTGATAATTGTTCCCGAAGCATTGGGCGCTGTTAGCGTCCTTGACCCCGATAGTGCGGCAGGGGCAAGCTCGACGGTATAGCCTTGGGTGCCAGATGCCGAACCTCGGACAAGAATGCCGTCAGTCGCGGCGGCCCGCCGGAAGATCTGTCCTGTTGCGTTGGTGAACTGATTCGCGCCAGTGAACGTTTGCCCAGCACTGAGTAGTGCCAGGGTTCCGCTCGCGTTGGGCAGACTGATACTATTGTCGGATGTGGGATTGATCGCCGACAAGGTTGTCTCGAAGTCATTCTCCGAGCTACCCTCAAAAGCAAGAGAGCCGGTAGATCCAATCAGCAGGGTGCCGGTCATAGTGTCGCCGGCCTTGAGCAGCGCGTTATTCACTGCGCTCTGAGCGGCGGTCGCCGTCGACTGGGCGCTGTTGGCCGTGGATAATGCCGTATTCGCGGTTGAGGTCACTCCGGCGACCGCGTTGGCAGCGTTATTCGCTGTCGTTTGAGCGCTGGCCGCTGCGCTGGAGGCGGCTACAGCCGTAGAACTGGCGGCATTCGCCGTGGAAAGCGCGCTGTTCGCCGTCGAGCTCGCCGCATTGGCAATTGCCGATGCTCCATTGGCAACGGACTCCGCGTTGCTAGCAGTGCTGGCAGCCGACGTTGCCGTGTTGTTTGCGGTCTCTGCCAGGTCATACGCCGCCTTAACTGCATTTGGCGTCGCGGCAGTCGTCGTGCTGGTGTTATTGACCGCATTCACCAAGCTGACAACACCAGCCCCGGAGGTCGTGCCAGCAACAACACGTGAGGCATCGATCTGAGCCGTCGATGCGACATTGATCAACCCGACCAGTTCTTCCGGTCCGTAAGCCTGCAGAGTTCCCGAACTGGCCGTTCGCCCAACCCAAACGTTGCCGCCAAACGAGCCAAGGCTGTCCAGGCTGAAATTTCCGGCCGCCTCGATCGAGACAACAGGCCAAGGCCCCGACCCTACGGGGTCCAGTAAAAATCGATTATTTGCGCGATCGTAGTAGACGGGGCGCCTTTGTGGATCGCTGATTCCGCTCATCTCTTGTCGCCCATTGAGTTGATTCTAGGCGTCAGCGCACGATCACAGGCGCGCCAGGGCTGCCTGGGGCGACAAGAGACAGGATCGGATACTGTACGCCGCTGATTGTGACATCAGACTCAAACCGACCCATCGTTCCGTTGAAGATCCTGAGGTTCTGTGTTCCTCGCTGCACCCACCAGTCGTTTTGGCGGCACCACGCGACCTCTGGGGTTTCTCGATCATTCCAGAGCAGAGGCCTCGGATCAGGCCTGATGGACTCCCGTGGATCCCCGTCCGGGAACAGGATGATGCCGACCGCATCAGCAACGGCCAGCGCAAAGCGATCCCAGCTTAACCGGCGTGACTGAAAAAATTCCAGTATTTCTTCTGGATCGTGCGCGCGCTCCTGGCGACTTGCGTACTCGAGAAAATCACGAGCATCTGCGGTTGGATAGTCATCGGGCTCCAGCCAGGGCACGCCGCACTCCCACCGCAGTGCATGAATGTGCTTGCAATCTCTGCGCCGATCTCGCCGATCCGGCAGGCTTCGCCATTGGCGGTAGAAACCAGCCCCCTGCTGCTCCCACGGAGCTCTGGCGCTTCGGCCAGCGCTCGGCATCGGGAACAGATCCCTGCGAAAGCCCTGACTCGGCCTTTCGGTGTTTGCTAAGACGCCCTGCAGGTGGTCCGGGCAGCAGCAGAAGAACTTAAAACTGCTACAGAGGTATCGCCCAGGACGCCACTGCCTTGGTGACTGCGGGCTGTAGGGCAGCGCCTGCCAATAGATCTTGCCGCCATGCTCCGCCCGACCAAACGGGCGCGACAGGTCGAACGTCAGTGTCATTTCCTGGGGGCTCGCGGCGGTGAGCGTCAAGGCGATGCTGCCCGCATCCAATGGCGCAAGATCGCCCGGGTACTGGGGACCGGTTGCGGAGTCTTCGAACTGGTCGCCGATAAAGGTTCCGAACACGGCCACCTGTCCTGGGGTCAGAACGCCGCTGACATTCCAGACAAGTGTGTGCTCGGCCGGATTCTCTGGGTTTGTATTGAGCGTGATCGCGTTCGCCTGCAGGGGCTGAGGGGCGATGATCGAACCCCGCGTCCGGCATGTGGTGTACCAGGCGCCCTCGGGGGAGGTCTTACTTGGAAACAGCGTTGTGATTTCTTTGGACGTGCCGTCTACCGCGCCGTTAACGAAGCGTGCCAGCGAGTGAATCTGGGTACTACCCCAACCCCAGCCGGAACCCGCATATAACTGCTGTCCCGCTCGCCACCGCTTGTAATCACTGTCACGGTTGTAGGCCTCCAGTAGCCCTGGGTACGCCGTACTCCCGTACTGACCGTGGCCGGTCCCAGTCTTCGGGTAGATCCCCGTCGCGACGCTCGGCAATGCTCGATCGATGGGAGCCAGCCGCATCCCGGCATCGGGTCGCTGGCCAAGTCTGCGAGGCATTGCTCTTAAGCCCGGCCCCCGAATTGGCGTTCGTCCTCCCTAGCGGATCTTGAGACACCAATGGACGCTCCGGGGCGGCCCCGCGGCCCGGATGTGAGAGAGCCGGAACGGACGCCACCAGCGCTGTAGGCCGATTGCCCGCTGGCGAGGTTGCCGCCGCCTCCACTATTGCCGCCCCCACTCGAGTAGCCGCCGCTTCTGATGCCGCGCAGCTGTTCGTTCGCTGCGTAGCTTGCGTCGTCATTCGCACGAGCTTCCCATTGCTTAGCGCGCTCCAGTGCTTCGTCTCGCTCCGAACGGGCCTTGCTTAGCTCCGTTTGGCTATCGCCGAGATCTTTCTGGTACCGACTGACCTCCTGATCGAAGTCCTCTGTCGTGCGCTTCAGCAGATCGTCATAAGCCTTTTGGAACTCATTGACGTTTGCGCCAGCTACTCCACCGGCGGGAGCCGCGCCACCCCCTGCCGAGCCAGTTGCTGTGGCGGCAGGGCTACTAGCGGCTGCGCTCTCCGCCGCCGGGGCGCTGGATACTCCACCAGCGTTTGTCGCGACATTAACCGCCCGAGAGCCGTCGGCGTTCGCGGGTCCGCGACTGACGGCGGCGGCGTAGCTTTGGATTGCCTCTTTGTATGCCCTTTCGTAATCCAGGGCCACCTGGTTGCCCGGCTGGGCTTCAGGTTGAGTCAGAGGGGCTTGGCTCGCGCTGCCCCGCGCAAGAGTAGTTTGCGTCGGTATCGGGCCGCGGTTTTGCGGGGGGGGCGGGGCAGGAATGGCTGGCCCGGGCGCGGAACTCGTGCTGGCCACTGGTAGGCCCCGCCCTGATTGCGGAACCTCGTTCACGCTTGCGCCTGCCACAGGAGAGCCGGGGGACGCGCTCCTGGCCGCCAGAGTGGCAACTGGAGCCGCGATACTTCCTGTGGCCGGTGTGCGGGAATCTCTGGTGACGCTTTGAGCGGTAACCCCCTCCGCAGGGGTGCGCGTGTTCGCTACGCCCTGACTGGCTGGAGCGCTGTAGCCCTGGATCGCCGCCTGATACGCCTCCTCGTAATCCTGACTCGCCTGGCTAACCGGCTGCCTCGCAGGTGACCTCGATAAGCGTTCGTCTACGACGCTCCAGGCGGCGTTGGAGTCCATCGGTGCCCTGCGGGCGGTTGTCGATTCGGGTGGCATGGGACTCGCAATCGCGGACGCGGAGCGGGCGTCAATCGCTAGAAGAATCCGCCCTGGGCGACGACATGCACGCGTGTCGCGCTACTGGGGGCTGTGATCGGCGCACTCACGCCGGCATAAAGAAGTGCGCCAGAGGGAACGTAGAGCCCGGTATTCTTTTTGTCGGTCTCGCTGGGGTAGGCGGCCACTGTCGCCGCAGGGGACGCGAGGTTCGGGACTGGGATACTGATCGGCAGCAGGGGTAGATTCAATCGCTGACCGACCGTGCTTCCGCCCGGAATAGCCACACTGCCGACGACCGCCGTGTTGTTAGCTGTCACGGTCGCAGTACTTGTTGCAACGCTCATGAAGACAAGCACCGTCGCTGCAGTCGTGCTTGCTTCGGTGATCACCACGGAAACGCTATCCACGATGGCCCCGTCATTACCACTGCAGTCGACCAGGAGGGTCATGCCACCCCCGTTCGGCGTGTTGAAGTTAGTGGCACTGGTCAGCGCCGCTGTCGCGCCTACCGTCGCCCAGGAGAGCAGCGGCCGGTCCACCAGGAGCGGCATCTTATTGGTGCTACTCGACGCCATGAGCTAGAAACGCAGTAAGGCAAGTCTAATCAGTTCAACTTTTCGCGTTACCTGGATTCGGCGTATCCCGTCCGCTGGATCCGACCGAGAAACTTGTGCCCAGGGGTTGTGCTGATGCGGGCGCGGGAGCGTTTTCTGCGTAGCTACGATCCGCCTGCGCCAAGGCCCTGTTGCTGTCCTGTTGCATCCAGGGCAGCGCCGTTGCCCCGTCGGCCCAATCCGGCGCCATCATCTGCATCGCCGGATCTGTAGGACGAACAGCAACCGGCTCCTGCGGCGGGATGAGCTGCTGCGAGTCGCCATAGGGGCTTGAGCGCTTCTGCAGGTTTTGCCCGATCCCGCCTTCCGTGGGATACCAGGAAGGGCGACCGCGCTGCGATTCGAAATTGATCGGGCTGTTTGGCACGCCCTTAGCGCCCCTGCCGTCAGGAGTGAACAGCCCCTGAATCACCTTGGCCATGTGCGGATCACGCACCCAGCCGTCGGGATCCACTTGTACACCACGCTTGGAATTCATCGCCATTGGCCGCTAATTGCAGAGGCGTACCGGTTCAATAGCAGATTAGCTCTCCGGTTCTCTTCTGGATCGGTGATATTGCCTACCCCGCCGAAGCCGCTGACGGGATTCAGCGCCTGGGCGAAGCCCTGAGCCCCGGTCGCTCCCATCTGCTGAGCTTCCGCCTGGGAGATACCTGCGGCACCCAGAAGATCCTGGGGGGCTTGGCTCGCAGCGGCAGCCTCGTAGCCCTGCAGGTCTGCAGAGGGGCGAACGCTGTAGTCCGACTGGACCAGATTCGGCAGCTCGTCGCGAGCGGCCATCTGCCACATCTGCTCGCTGGCTTGGCGCTGCTCAGGGGTCAGCTCGGGGTTGAAGGCTGGAGCGACACCAGCGCCGCTCATGTCGGCGACATCAGGCAGCTGCTCCTTGCCCGCCATGTTGAAGACCCGCTGGTTACGCTGGCTCTGCTCGGGGGTCATCTCCGGGCTGAAGTCTCCGAAGTAATTCGGTGCATTCATCCGCCCAGCAGCGCGCTCCTTCTCGAGGAATCGCTCCACGATGTTCTTGCCGTCGAGCTTGGAGCGCTCGGCGTTGGCGTTGGCGCGCATCCATTGCTCAAGGCCACTGGCATTGGCGCGGCCCTGGTTGGCGCTCAGCCAGCCCGAGATGTCCGATGACATCTGGGAGCTGAGCGTCGGTGCGGTCTGAGCGGGGAGGCCGCCCTGCTGAGCGGCAGTGGTCACCGCAGAGGCGCGGTTCCGCGCGGCAGGGGTGACCATCGGGGTCCAGCCGCCAGAAACCGCAGCCATGGGGGCGGGGGCGGGTCGAGGCACTGGCCGATTGACGGTTGACGTAGCAGCGGGAGTCCACTGGCTGGCCGTGCTGGCGCCCGCATTGCCGCCTCCGACACGTCCGCGTCCGCTCCCGGCACGGAAGACCGCTGCCTCGGACATGTAACCGGGGCCCATATATGACTGCTCATTAGCAGTTTGCGAGCCAACGGGCAGTCGACGACCCGCTGACGGCACTGCAGCGCCGCCGCCGAGCAGGCCCAGCAGTCCGCCAGGGACCTGACGCGAGTTTTGCCCAGGGCGACGAATACCGGGTGGCATAGTCCTACCTCCAATTCATGGAACCTGTCGCCTGCAGGACGCGGGTTCCCACGGCGGTGTCTGCCGGCCCCGGGAGGGCCATGATGAACTCAGCGCCCGAGCGCTCGAAGGCGTATCGGCGGACGTCTTCGCGGCGATAGTTCGCCACGTAAAGCGTCTCGGCCAGTAGATCCACCTCCCGCAGGTAGACCTCTCGGTAGTCCTTGGATGTCTTGAGCGGATCAGACGTGAAGATCGCGCGATCCGTATCACCTGTGATCCGTTCGATCCGACTGGGCTGCGGCTGGTCCTCGACGCGGAATACTTGGCTGACCCGCCAAACTTTGTCACAGCGATCGAGGTGCTCGATCACCCGGGCGTAAAAGTACGAGTCCGGGATCCGAGCCATAGCCTCTTCGAGGCGAGCCAGGTCGCCCGCAGGCAAGTTGGCGCCTACGTTGTAGCCGAGATGGAACCGGCACCTGCTTTTGTTGAAGTCGTCGAGCTCCAAGGGCTGGGCCAGTCTGCTGTGATTCTAGGCGCTCAGCCGATGTAGATCATGTCCTCGGCGATCACCTGATCCCAATCGACGCGGCCGATCTTGCGCAGCTGGTCGAGATTCACGAAGCGTTCGCCAGAGAGGCTCAGCCGCAGGTCGACAATCTTCTTAGCGGTCGCGTAACCTATCCCGTGCACAGCTTTGGCAATCGCCTCGGCGCTGGCGGTATTGATGTTCAGCCGGGTGTCGACCGGGATGATGCTTTCAGGGATCGCGTCCTCATCGACGGGCTCTTCTGCCGACTGACGGGGGATCGTCTCACCGGTGCGTCCCTTGCCGGGCTCGTAGGACACCAGCTCCGAGAGCGGGACGTATTGGATCGCGCCAGACGCGTTCTTGATCATGGCGTAATCCTTGTCGTGGTGAGCCACGAACTCCACGATCTGGCCGTTCCGGGTGTTCTGATAGAGGGCCATATAGACACAAAAAAGGGCGCCTGACACGCAGACGCCCTCATTGTAGGGAGAAGTGACCGTTAGGTCAGCTGGCTCCGGTCTCCGTGATGAACGGGACAACCACGTCGCCGAGATCGGCAACATCGTCGTCGAGGTAGTAGGCCACCTCCACGATGATCGGTGTGCCGCCCGTGGCGCTCGAGGTCAGGGTCGATCCAGCTGAGGTCCCCGAACTGTCAGTCACGTAGACCTTCAGGGTGAGGGGGCTGGTCGTAACAGCCACGGGGGTGATCACGCTGAAGCTCGACTGAAGCGGCGCAACGGTCGTGCTTGCCACGGCTACAGCCGAGGAGTCGGTCCCCAGCGCGGTAGCGGCAATCGTCCCCGTAGCGGTGGTGTTCACCGCGCTGGCCAGCTTCAGGCGGTTGGTATTGGTGCCAACCAGGCCGGAGAAGGCCGTACCCACGCCGCGATCCTTGCGCATGTCGGGCACGCGGATACCAAGGTCATAAACCTTGGCGCCCACGGGCACCACCAGACCGGTGATCGAGGAGCGGGGCTTGTCGTCCGCCC